CTGCTGGTTGCAGGCTCCCTTACTGTACTGGTTAGCCCCGTTAAACTTACCCCTATTTCGGGTTTAGGCATTAACGCACGGGATACAATGGAAAGCCCTGCACCGATTGCAAATGCTGCGGCAACGTGTCCAAAGGTAAGAGCCACAGCTGTTAAGCCTAAAGCGGCAGATGCGGCAAATCCAGCCGCGCCCATTAACCCCGCAACAGCTGAAACTGCCATTATTTATCCTTTAACAATTTTGAGTAAACGCGTTCAGTCAATTCAAACCCATTGCGTTCTAAGATTGCATCAAATGGCGCGTGCGCCTTAGTGTTAATAACCAACAAGGTAATCCCTTCGGCCTTAACCTGCTCCTCAACAAACTTAATTAGGCGAATGCCTGCCGTGCCTTTCCTATGCTTCGGTGAAAGGTAGATAATGTCGTTAGTAGCAAACAAGTGGTCTTGGTAATGCAACGATTTGCTAATGACAACAACAAAGTAGCCAACAAGCTCGCCATCGCTTCTAGCCGTATACACTCTCAAGGCATTCATCGAGTCATATTTAGCGTACTGCTTCCAGTCAGGGTTGAGCTTAATTACATCCCTGTGTAATGCAATTGCATTGTAGTGCTCCTCGATAAGCGGTTGAATCTCGCGCTTGACCTGAGTGTAGCTTTCTAATTGAAATTGTAGTTTTTTGCTCATTGCATGTACTTAGGATATGTCGGGCTAAAGTTTGGCGTTATTTCAGCGCCAGCGTTTTGATACCTACCCCACACAATCTCCTTCTCCTGAATTTCAGCGACAAACTCAAAGCCCTTGTCGGTTGGGTAATCAATCTTTTGGTCTTCTGCTGTGTTGCGTCTAACCCGTGTGCGATCAAACTGGATTAGCTTATTTTCAACCGTTACCGATATTGTCGCGGTATCACCAGCATCAACAATATTCATAACATCCATGAAGCCTGAAAAGATAATAACAGGGCTTGCAATAATATCCCCATTCTCATCCATAGCGCCAAGCAAAACATCTAGCTGTCTGCCCTGATAATCGGCGTCCCTAGCTTTAGAAATTAAAGGCTCGCCAATCCCAGAAAGGACAACAGTAACACCGTTAGCGGTTAACTCCGAGTTTTCGTGAACGTCTGTGATTTGCAGAAGATTGCCAGCGCCAACGTAAGTTATGCCGTCATAAGTGATCTGCCCAATGCCCGACCAAAGGTATAAAGGGTCTAGGCTGTCAGCGCCGTTATTAGCAGTATCAAAATAACACCGCACAAACGTAAGCGGACGGACAAGCTCAGCGGTTGTGACCGCCTGCATTTCTGTAGATAAAGAGCGACTCATAACGCCTCAATACAAGCAAATGTAAATCCGTAAATACTGGCTTCGTTAATAGACCAGTTAACCTCGTTGCTTGCCAACCTCCAAATACCTTGGGGTAAACTAAAGTCCAAATTCGTAGCACTGCTAACAGCTTGACGCATTGGGGGCATTACGTCAAATGTAGTGCTACCAACATTGGTGACCATGTATAAATGATCGCCTAATTGGAAGTAATCACCAGCGCCAGCTCCCGTCAGTGTTCCAGTAACCGTTGTGGCACCCGCTGAGGCGCTCGTAATCGACCCCACAGCAACAATATCATGCAAAGGGTTGCCCATGTAGAAGGTTCCAGCTTGACCCCTTAGACGCGCTAAGAATGCCTCTACCGCTTTGGCCTCTGATCTGTTTAATGGGGGCAGGGATACCTCAGCCTCCCACATTACGCCTTGGTGCTGATAAACCTGTTGGTCGTAAGTAAAAGGGGATGAGCTTAAGGCGACAGCGGAGCGTAACCGCATCGTAATCCCTTGAATGCCTACATCTGGAAAGTTAATCGCCATTATGCGCCTACCAATGCTTTAGAGTATGAACCGCCGCGCATTCTAGCCTCGGCAACTGCCGACTTAGCCGCGTTGGATATTTGCGGCATTAGGTTAGCAATCTCAGCACGTACAGTTTGCTGTACACCTGTGGTCACGTTGATTACTTGGTTAACAGTAACAGCGCCGCCACTTTGTAGCTTGTTGTTTGGAATGATCGTTCCAGACTGATTGGGAACAAATAGTTCTTGGCCTCGCTCACCAACCATGTACGGCGTTCCCGCCTGAACCGAGCCACCGATAGCCTTGCCACCGCCACCAGCGCCAGTAGATGGAGTAGTGCCGTCTCCAACAAACCCTTTTATCGCTTTAAACAAAGGCTCGGTGATGTAATACTGAACAAGCATTTTAATTAATGAATCAACAACGGACTTAGCCATCGAGCGCATTGCGTCACTAAACTTCTTGGCACCAGTAATTGCGTCAGTGAATGACTGGGTAAAGGTGCTCATTGCGCCACGGGTTAGGCTTTCAACGCTTTGCTCTAGGGTTGGAATTTCATTGCTAACCGCTTCAATGGTGCCTTTAAAGCTGTCTTTGATTCTTTCAAATACGCTTAATGTTTTGCCTAGACCTTGCTCTACTTGATCTGGCGCTTCGGTGAAAGTGGTATTTAGTGACGCTCTTAATTCATCCATAACAGCAACAAATGCCGCAATAGCATCTTTGCCGTCATAAACAGAGCCATTCACGATATCCATCGTGTTTGTCGAGCCAAGCAGTTCCTCTTGCCAAACTGCAACACGATTCACTAAGCGGTCATATTCAGCCCTTAACTCCTCAAGGCTCATAATATGGCCGTTATACATTGTCGAGCCGCCAGCCTCTGCCTCTTGGATTAGCCAGTCAAGCTCATTTAAAGCAGTTTGCGCCTTGTCGATATCTTCAGGAATTCTTTTTAGCGGGTCTTTTTTGAAAAAACTGCCATCGAATTTAAATGATTCTTTAAATTCTCTTGCCTGTTGCATCAGGCTAGACAGTTCTGCCCTAATCTGAATAAACCCAACACCGATAGTTTGGACGGCATCTAAAAAGCCAATCGCTAGGTTTTTTCCAAACTGCTGCAAATCACCGCCCGATGCGCTAACAGCAAGCTCAACCAATCGGTCAGCCGCTAACTTAATCGCTGGCGCAATGCCTGCCACGAATGTATCACGCACACCAATAGCAACACGCCCCATTCTATAAAGCGAATCACTGGCCTGCTCAACACCCTTGGCCGCGTTGGATCGCATGATAAGCCCAAGTGCCTCGGCATCGTCAAACATGCCCTGTAGGCCGTCAGAGCCATTGTTAAGCATGTTGACTAGGGCAACACCCTCGGAGTCAAACAGCTTAAAGGCTAGACGTAGCTTGTCAGTCTCGCTAGATACATTGCCGAACGCGTCAGCAAGGACAGCCATGCGTTGGTCTAAGGGTAAGCCTGCAAGGTCACGAGCGTTAAGCTGTAGCTCTTGAAGTGCGCCTTTAGCCTCGCCTGTACCCTTAACCGCTTCTGACAGCCTTCGAGTGAAGCGCTGCATTGCCATGTCTAGGGTGTTTGTTTCTACGCCTGAGAGGTTAGCCGCGTACCGTAATGCACTCAGTGCCTCGGTAGTTGTGCCAATCTTTGAAGCCGTTTTAGAAAGGGCGTCTGTGGCGTCTAATGACGACTTGACCATATAGGCGAAACCGCCAGCACCAGCAACAGCAACAAGACCAGCCTTTAGCCCTGTAAGTGCGCCAGCAACGGAGGAAATCCCGCGAGTAGCAGAACCGAAAGCGCCCTTTGTCTTATCAAGAGCAGATATTACAATTCTAACGCCCGCTGGATTCATCTCTTTCGCCTATCAATTTATAGTAAGCAATCCATTCATTGAATTCGCTTACCGAGATTTGTTCAATCTCATCAATTGTTTTGTGTAACCGATCCGCAAGCGAGATTAGGTTAACCCGCGAGGGATCGGCCTTTAGTTTTTTTCCGCATCCTCAACACTCTGAATCTCGGAAAACATCTGCTCGGCAATACTGGAAACAACCGCAGTCTCCTCGCCCATAAGATCAATACGATCCTCAACAGATGTAAACAGCTTTTCGCCGCCCTCGTCCTCGGCTTTCATAAGGATAAGGTCTACCATCGCCGCTATCGTTGTGTTTTCCATAAACTTTGGGTGCTTCTTTTGAAGCTCGTTTAGGTCGTAACACGTAATAGGGCGACAGTACATGACGAATGGCTGCCCTTGTTCGTCAGCCCACGCAGGTACACTAATAGCCCTGCGTTTGACTGAGCGTCTTTGTCGTAGCTCTTTAGCAAGCCCCATAAGTTACCCCTTAAGTCGCTGTAGCTTCGGTAACTGCTCCTGAGACTTGGACTGAAAAACTAGCTTCAACCATGCCATCAAAGGACGCGGTAACCGACTTAGAGGTAACGATGCCTGAGCCACTGTAGTATTTTTCACCAGCGCCAGTGCCTGTGGGGTACAGTTCAAAATCAATTTCTGCACGCTCATCTAATAGACCTTGAGGTGTATCGCCATCATCCCAGTAGCATTCCACTGTTAAAGTGGCGCTAGATAGACCTTGCTTGTAGGTGCGGGCAGTATCGCCAATCACTGAATCTTCAATAGTGTCAGCAGTTACGTCTAGTGTGTAAGATCGAACCTCGCCTACAACGGCAACAGAACCGCCGCTAGCCGCAACCTTAACAACACCGCTTGAGCCTGTAGTTGTTGCCATAATAAATCCTCTTTAAGTATTTCCGCGCGTAAATTGGTATGTACAGCTTACCGTAATTATAACCCCACCGATAGGGTCAATAGAACCATCGTCTATTTCAACGCTGGTTATCTGGGTGTCGATAGCAAAGCCGCCGCGTGTTCGGTCAACGTCTAACGCTTCCTCTATCGTCTCAATCAAATTGTTTCGTGCAGTGTCGATTGCGCCCGCTTTAGCGTAACCAACAATCTCATAACTTATCGTTCCCATGCGCTGGCTCATAGAGCCGCCAATGGTTGAATCCTCGCGATCCTCGCCAGCCGTCCTAATTAACAATGCGGGGAACTGGGCATTGCTCAACTTGTTAAAGTCGAAAGGCTCACGCGTAACGTATCGAATGTTTGACGGGGTAGTTGCTGCCCGCAATGTGGTAACGATGTTGCCCGCTATGCTCTCACGAATGCTCATAGAAGTTTCCTAGAAAAGAAAGCGGATAACTGCTCGGACTCTTTACGATCAAAGCCCATGAATGGCCTGCTGTCGTTATTCATTGCCGCCTTTTTAGCTTCAGCCGCACGGGAGAAGTAAATAATAGCCTGATTGCTATTAGCCCTTTGCGTCATGTTGCCTAGCATAGTTCCTGAAAATAAAAGGTTAGGTATAGTGCTTCGGCCTTTCTCGCGTCTAAACTCTGCGTATCTGTCCGAGTATTCGGCAAATGCCCCTTTGTAGCCTTCGCCTTTCTTTGTGCGTTCTTTAATTATATTCGACCCCTCAATAGCAGTAAGCAACAAAGCCTGCTTGCGCTTCTTTAGAATCGCCTTCCGCTGCCTTGGTAGTAAACCACGAAGGTCTTTAGGGCTAACTTTGAGGTCAAGGTTAAACGACATTAGCGCGCCAACCGTCCAACGTATACAGGCTCACGCTCTGACTGGCTAACGCTGCCGTCATCGTTTGCGTCATACTCAACGCCGTCTTTAAAAATAGCCGCCATTTCTTCTAAATAGCGCGCCTTGTAGAAATCAA